TACCAATAGCTACGCTCGTCTAATTGGGGACTTTATTAACGAGGCTAAGAGTCAAGTAGAAGCTGCGTATGACTGGAGTGCTCTGCGTACTACAAATACAGTTACAACCAGCGCTAACGTGTTTAACTACGAGCTACAAAATACTCGTACTAGCGCCAAGGTGTTAGATGTCTTTAATGACACTAGCAACATTGAGATGCGTTACCAAACATCTAACTGGTTTGACAACGAGTTTTTAATGGGTACTCCACCTACTGGTGTGCCTATCTATTACAACTTCAACGGGGTTAGCGCAGACGGGGATATTCAGGTAGATATTTACCCAATCCCTGATGGTGTCTACGACATACGATTTAACATGACCTCGCGTAACCTGCCATTAACGGCTGATACTGATGTCACTGTTCTGCCCACCCGTCCCATCATCCTGTTAGCCACTGCGATGGCGATTGAGGAACGTGGTGAGGATGGAGGACAGCAAAGCATGAACGCTTATGGGATGGCTCAGTCAGCACTATCAGATGAGCTTTCTTTTGATGCAGCTCGTCACCCAGAGGACACTATTTGGTATAGCGTATGAAACAACTACAAACAGTCTCTGTTGTCTCTCCTGGTTTCTTCGGGTTAAACACACAAGACAGTAGTGTTACCCTCTCTAGCAACTTTGCCCTAGCCGCTGACAACTGTATCATTGATAAGTTTGGTCGGTTAGGTGCTCGTAAGGGTTGGGAGCAAAAGACTACTGACGGTGTAGATGAGTTGAGCAACCTCAATATTGAGATGTTGGCTGAACACGTCAACGCCGATGACACTTCTGTTACCATCAGCGCAGGGAATCAGAAGTTATTCACAGGCGGTGTTGATGCTGTGTTAACCGATGTGACCCCTGTTGGTTACGCTATCTCAGCTAACAACTGGAAGGTGGCTACTCTCAATGACCATGCTCTCATAGTTCAAGAGGCACATGAAACTCTGGTTTACACTGAAAGCGATACCCCTAATGTACAGAAGCTAGTCGATTACACAGGCGTAGCCCAGTCTTACGGTACTAACTACCCTCGTGATGTACTAGCCGCTTATGGGCGTTTCTGGGCGCATGATGGGGCTACTGTCTACTGGACTACGGATATAGCAGATACAGCCTTTCCAGCCTTTGCAGGGGGCACTAGCGGTCTTTTAAACATAGCGGCTGTACTACCTAACAACGTAGACACAATAACGGCTCTAGCGTCTCACAATGACTTCCTAATCATCTTCTGTTCTCGTAACATTGTCATCTACTCAGGGGCTGACAACCCTCTTGGTGATTTTAAATTAGAAGATGTTATTGATGGTGTTGGTTGCGTGTCTCGTGACAGTGTACAGAGCACTGGCGGGGACTTAATCTTTCTATCTGATACAGGTGTTCGTTCATTGGGTCGCTTGTTGCAAGAGAAGTCGTTGCCTATGCGCGACTTAACAAAGAATGTACGGGATGATTTGATAGAGGCAATGGCGACTGAGTTTGCTCTTGTTGGTTCTTACAATAAGGTTCGTTCAGTTTATTCAGAGATTAACGCCTTCTACCTTGTATCTTTTCCGTCAACATCAACTATCTATTGTTTAGATATGAGACAAGCGCTTGAGGATGGTTCTGCTCGTGTTACCACCTGGTCGGTTAAAACAACAGCTTTCCTACGAACTAGAACTCGTAACCTGCTATTAGGGAAGCAAAATGGTATTGGTCTTTACGGAGGTTATGTAGATAACACCCTTCAATACCGTATGAAGTACTCCTCTAACTTTATGGACATGGAAAACAGTTCTATGACCAAGATGGTTAAGAAGGTGAGCATAACAGTTATTGGTGGTAGTGGTCAAGACTTTGTTATTAAGACAGGCTACGATTACTTAGGCGCTAACTTCTCCTACCCTTTCACAATTAACGAAGGTGTTGGTAGCGAGTATGGTATAGGTGAATATAACATTGCTGAGTACACTGCTGGTGTGTTAATTGATAGGGTTAACGCTCAGGTGCAGGGATCAGGTAAAGTGGTACAGATTGGTTTTGAGGCTAATGTTGAAGGAAGTGAAATTAGCGTTCAGAAATTGGATATGTTTGTTAAAACAGGAAGGATTAGTTAATGTCTAATTATACGAAGCTAACGGATTTTGCTACTAAGGATACCCTTCCTTCAGGCAACGCTGGTAAGCTTGTCAAAGGTACAGAGATTGATGATGAGTTTAACGCGATTGAAACCGCTATAACATCTAAAGCAAACACAGCAAGCCCTACGTTTACTGGGACTGTAACAATGACAACACTCGATGGTGCTACTATTAGTGGCGGAACTTACTAAGGAATTATTATGGCATGGTATGATAAGGCGTGGGATTACGCAAAAGATAGTTTCACCGACAACCCGACAGACTGGTTAAATGTAGGGGCTAACATTGGCTCCTCACTTCTTTCTTACAACGCAGCGGATAAAGCAGCACAGTCTAATTTACAAGCGGGTCAAGCTGCTGCGGCTGCGGCTGAGTTTAAACCTTACGCGATTACTTCAGGGTTAGGTACTAGCTTCTTTGATCCGAGTTCGCAGAAAGCTGGTTATGAGTTAGACCCTACTCTAGCTGCTTTTAGAAACACCTTATACCAAGGAGGCGCTAACTTCTTAGGTCAGGTTCAAGAAGACCCAATGGTAGCGGCTCAGAACTACTATAACCAACAACAAGGTTTGTTGGCTGGCGGTAGAGAGGCTGAAGACATTGCCTTGCGTAATCAACAAATAAACCAAGGTCGTATTGGCTTAGGTTTATCGGGTGCGTCTCAAGGGGTCGGTGGTGGTGGTTACCTTAATCCTGACCAATTCTCTTTAGCCTCAAGACGTGATTTACAAAACCAACAAATAGCTGCAAGTTCGACACAAATGGGACAGGCTGATATTGACCGTGCTATCTCTCGTGGTACTGGTTTAATGCAAGCTGGCTTAGGTGTTGAACAACAGGGCTTGACACCATTGACAATTGGTGCAGATATTGGTAACAGGGCGGCTACAGCGGGTGCTCAACAAGGGGCTAACTTACTTGCAGGGGCTAATGCGGCTTCACAGGCTAACTTGGCTGGTAGTCTGGGTGCGGCTGGTATGTTAAGTAACATGTTCAAACCAAGCACTGGTTATAAGTTTAATCCAGAGACTGGTCAACGAATTGCATAAGGAAACATAATGGCTACACAAAATTTATCAGGTTTGTTTAACCTAGACTCACCAGAAAAGATTGAAAGAGATTACCTAAACCAATTCCTTATCTCTCCAGCGCAGATGGGGCAGCAAGGGTTATTACAACAAGTTGTTAGTCAGATGAGTAACGCTGGCGCTAACATTGGTGCTAGTGGTGCTCGTATGCTTGGTGGTAAATTACCAGAAGTACTAAAGAAAGAGACAATTGATAAAGCATTTCAAGAAGTTAAAGCTTTAAATTTACCTAACAACAGTAGTATATACGCTGAGTTAGGGAAGAGACTAAGCTCTGCTGGTTATAACGCTGAGGCAGCTTTAGCAGGTCAGGAAGCGGCTAAATACCAACAGCAGGAGTTAGCGGCTACTAAGACAGGTCTGGAGATAGAAGGTTTAGGGTTAAAAAATACTTTGGATAGAGCAACCCTTTTGCCGAAGGTTAAGGCTACTTTATTAGCTAACGCCACAGCGGCAGCAGGATTAAGAGACTCTAAACAAGCTTTTGACCTAGCTAGTAAAATTAACCCTACCAAGGTAGCCCAAGCTAAACAAGCCTTGGCGACAGCACAACAAGCTTATGCACAAGCTGATAAAACAAATCCTATTGCTTTTGAGCAAGCTAAACAAGCCTTGGCGGCAGCGCGACAAGCTTATGCACAGGCTAATATAATTAACCCACTTGAGGTACAGAAAGCTCAACAAGCTGTAGCAACAGCGCAACAAGCTTTTGCACAGACAAGTGCTCAGATGGCACAATTTAATGCTTTGAGTCCAGGTGTTATTCAGCAAGCAGCATTGGAGACACAAGCACAACAAATGAGTAACAACAAGGAAGTATCACTTGCCGCTGCCAGACAAATTATGTCTCAGTATCCACAAGGTTCTCCTGAGTCTAACGCTGCTCTTAATAACATTTTAGCTATTGAATCTCCTAGTTCATTAACGCCTAAGGCAGTTAACTTTGGTACTAATAGGGAGGCTTATTCTTCTGCTATGTATGGTGGTAAGCCGTTTAAGGATTTAACACCCACTGAACAAGCTGCTGTTAATCTGACATTAAAAGAGAATTCTGTCACTGTCGCTAGAGCAGGTGCTTATGAGATTGGTAAAGATTTAAAAGCTTTTGATGACGCTATTAAAAATAACACAGTTTCATTCCAAGCTGCTCAGACGGCTAAAACGTTGTTGCGAGAGGCTAAAGCGTCTAATAACCCTGATGCGTGGGAAGCTGCTAGAACTACAGTGGCTCGTGCTGTTGGTAAGAGTAAGTTGTCCAATGAGGATATTAAGCGACTAGGTGGCTCTCCTGAAATTGTGCAAGCTATTAAAGATATAACATCTAAGGCATTCACAGGAACTCCAACACTAGATACTCAGCGCAAGTTGTATGCCACTGCTGCTATCATTGAGCGCTTTGAGGCAGAACAGATTAACAAACAAGCTGATCGGTTTACAGCGGCAGCGGCTGAGGCAGGGTTTTCTAAAGACCCTGGAGTTTACTTCCCTAGAGCTAAGGCAGATGGCTCTGTTAGTTGGAACGATTTAGATTAAAGGTTTATTATGGCAGAAACTCGATCAGTACAGCTACCTAATGGTATCGTTATCCCCGACGTACCAATAGAAGCTACTAAAGAAGAAATTAAAGAGAAGGCTATCCGAGGTGGTCTAGCTACGATAGAGGATTTTGCTAAGGCAGAGGAGTTACCTACTTCTAGTGCTTTAGCCGAGGATGCCAGATTCAGAGCTAATGCCCCAGAGAAGACATTTTCAGAACAGGCAGCTCCTTATGTTGAAGCGGCTATTGAAGGGGCAGCGGCTGTCCCTATCATGGCGGCATCGGCTAGAGGGGCACAACTGCTTTATCGTGGCTCTAAAGCTTCCCCCTACATCGCTGACTTAGCCCGTAGTCTTATGCCTAAAACATTAGGTGGGTTAACCACTGAGGGTGTTATTGGTGCAACAGGTGCTGTGGCTGGTAAGGCTGCGGGTGAGCAATTTCCTGAAGGCTGGCAACGTAACTTAGCTGGTATGGTTGGTGGTGCTACCCCAGGACTTGTTATTTCCCCTGCTCGTAATCTGGCGACTATGGTTACTAACCGAGGGGCTGGTCAGGAAGGTATTGAAGCTTTAGGTGAAGGGGCTAAGGCTTCTGGTGTATTAAGGGCTAAGAGACAAGCAAAAGTGGCTTTTGAAGCTAATGATGCTCTTCCTTCTACTTTAATACAATCAGGTAAAATACAAGAAGCTACTGGAGTTAGCTTGCCTATATTGGCAGCGGCTAACGGCGACCTAACTATTTCTGGTTTTATTGCTTCTCAGGCGGCTAAAGGTGACAACGCTGGATTTACAGCGTCTATGCGTCAACAGTATGAAACGGCTGAACAACAACTAACTGCATTTAAACAAGGTAAAGCCCCTACGATGCAAGAAGTTGATGCTTTGGTTAAACAACGTGCAGCGGCTGTTAAGGTTAAGAATGAGCAGTTTGAGATTGACTTTGCGGCTCGTAATGCTGAGGCTGAAAAAACTGTTACTGCTTTAACAGATAACATTGTTGAAGAATCCTCTAAATTACAAGTTACTGGCGCTTCAGACATGGGGACTCGCTTTACCAATATGGTTAAGGCTAAAGAAGCTACAATTCGTAAGAGTTTAAGCCCTCTATACAAGAAAGTTTTAGAGTCAGCAGAGACAGCAGGAATTAAACTGCCTAAAGAGAATGCTCAGGCTTTAGTTGCTTTTGTTAACGATGAGGCGAATAAGGATGTCTTCTCTAAGTTTCCTGCTCTATACCGTCAGATTAAAACTAAATGGCAAGCTCCTCCCCCTGTTAGCTCTAAGATACAAACTAAGTATCGTATTGCTAAACAGCCAGCAAACGCAGTAGCTAATGATGTTAGTGTTAATGATTTAGACAGCTTGAAGCGTAATGTTAACAAAGCTATCAATGATACGGATGACAAAGATCAGCTTCGTATGTTGTTTGAATTAAAGAGAGAGGTTAACAAAGCTATTGATTCTGTAGACCCTGCGTTTAGTGCTCCTTACAAAGCTATTGACCAAAGGTACGCACAAGAACTTGGTATCCCTTTTAATGAGCAGGGTATCTTGCAGGTTAGTCGGGCTAAGTTTGTAGAGAATACAGTACCTACGTTGACAAGCAAGACAAGTAGCCTGAAGCAAGCCTTAGCTGTTATTGGGGATGACCCTGATGGTATACGACTTGTAGAGGATGCTTTCATTACGGCTATTGCTAATAATCGAGCTATCGTTAACACCAACACACTTGAAGTTAACCCTCAGCAACTTAAACGGTGGATGGTAGCTAACAAGGAGAAGCTGGATTTAGTGCCTAGTATACAGAAGCGACTAGATGACTTGGCTACTGGTGTTACTAAGATTGGTGATGAGAGAACTGCCATCTTAGCTGCCACCAAGCAGGATAAGGTAACATACTTAGAGGACGTCTTAGGGGAAGCTTTTAACACATCAGGTGGTATTCAGGGTTATGTTAACAATACCATGAAGAACCCTGCTAAACTGGATGATATGTTAGCCCGTATAGATGGCGATCAAACAGCCACAGATGCTGTTAAGGCAACTATGCTGGATATACTTACATCAGGAGGTAATAACCCCTTGCAATGGTTTGACGCTAATATCCCAGCGATGGCTAAAGTGTTTGGTGGTGATAGTATCCCTTCATTGCGTTATGCGGTTGAAGCATCTGAGAGGTTAGCAACTAATCCAGCTACGTTAAAAATCAACCCAAGTACAACTGGTAAGTCTGAGTTTGAGGAAAAGACAGGATCAAAATTTTCTCAAGTTATTGGTGAGTTACGAAATCAGATTATAACTAAAATTCGTGTTGTTATAAATACTGGTTCACGTTATTTACAGGGTAAAGCCGCACGATCAGAAGCAGAGGCAATGCAAGACTTTTTGTTAGACCCTGACTCGTTAATTAAATATGGTGAGTTAGTAGCAGAGGTTGAAACTAAAGGGATGACGGATAGAGCTATAGGTATAGCAAAGGAACTCTTTCTAAAGACAAGTTCCACTTATGCAGCAGGAGCTACTGTAGGAGGCTACCAAGCCTACTCTAGTGACACCCCTTATCAGGAGTACCAACCATCTGATCCGAGCCTGTTAGAAGGGTTCTGATCCAATAACAAAGCCCCTAAGCAGTGATGCCTAGGGGCTTTTTTTAGTCTTCTATTTCTAAGACCTCTTGATCTAACTCACTGAACTCCCCAATGTAGATGGAGAAGAAGGGGATTTTGATGATAAGCCCCTCATAGGCGGCTATAAACCTCCCCTCCTCATCCCCTACCACATGGCAGATGTTGTCGTTATGTTCGATGTCGAAGCCAATGCCTAGACGCATGTTAATGTTAATCATTTACTATCCTCATGGTTAAGTCTGGCGATGATGTAATTCTTAACCAAGCTGCTACGGACAATATCAGCCACCGAGAACTCAATCTCTGTAAACTCCTTCATTGATCGTAGGATGGTTAAGAACTCAAGCAATCCACTCTTATCATCTCTCTTCTTTAAGTCCACCTGTCGATAGTCACCGCATAAGAAGAACTTAGACGTGTGACCAATACGGGTGATGATGGTGTCCAGCTCGTGCATCGTACAGTTTTGACTCTCATCAAGGATAACGATAGCATTGTTAAACGTAGTCCCTCGGATAAAGGAGGTGGACAGGAACTCGACATAACCCTGCTCCACCAA